GAGTTGAGACCCACGGCAGTGAGAGCGTTTATAGCGCTTACGACCAGAATAGGGATATTGAATTTTGATGCAAGTCCTTTATAGTACAAGTGGTCAGTGTTGTGGTGGTCGTAATAGGTGTTGCACTGCTGTTCGAGCTTGGCCAGGAATTCTTGCTCATCTGGGTGCCAGTCTCCCTTCGTCATAATATAACGCACCTAAAAAAACTTGGAATCTGCCTCAATCTCCACAAGCCGCGTGACCCGATCAGGGAGCGAACCCTTGACTCCCTTGTACAACATATTGAAAACAGGGTTACTGTTCGTGATGCGGATCTTCTCGAGAATGTCCTTGTCGGCCCGAAGCTCGACCATGAGCTTGATGAGATGAACGGCCGTCTCTGAATTTAGTTTTGAAATTGGGACACCCTTGAGGTTCAACTCAATAATCTCCCGGAGGCCATGCTTCTCAACATAGGCATCCAGCTGGTTCATGACTGGCGTGACCTCTGTCATAAACGCGGCCGTCTCCTCGGCCGTCTTGGGCTGGCGCTCGATGTACTTGGAGCCCAGGAATTCGATATACAAATGTGACCCCTGCGGGTAAAACACGAGGAGATCTGCCATCTTGCGTAATCAGGGGCTCTTCTGTTTAAGCAGGATCTTTTCTTGGCACAAGTTAGAATGAACCAACTGGCCAAGCTACTGGGCGTCGCATGGGTCGCGGTCCTGTGCTTCTGGATCTCATTCATCGTCTCGCGGGTCCTTGACAATTTCACTCCCAAATTGGTTGAGACCAAGTCCAAGGCGCGTCTGGTCATGGAGGTCACCCTCCAGTTCGCCATCATAGGCATCATAGCCTTCATGAGCCGTGTGCTCATAAAGAAGGTGCCGTTTCCTTTCGACGGGTACTCACAGATCAGTGAGGTCAAGACCGTGCCCCTTTTCGTATTCATATTCATGTTCTTCCAGACGCGGACCCAGGAGAAGATGCGTTATCTGAGTACTTGAAGCACTCCCAGAGACACCCGGCCCTCTTGCTAAGACGGGAAAACTCATCAATGGTATAGTCATCTGACATGGACCGGTTGCACTTGGCGCAGATTGGCCGCAGGTTGTCTATATTCAAAGTGCCTCCTTTGCTTTCAGGGATGTTATGACCGACCTCGAACGAGAAGGGCGTCATCATATTCTCGCACCACGTCACGAGACACTTGTGTTTAAAGAGGCGATCGCCGCACCACAAAAGCCAGACCTGCTCACGGAGAGCCCCGGGAATCTTGGCTTTCATCTATTTGTTTAATAAAGCGTGTTTTTAAGTGTGAACTGACACTTCAAAAAACGCTCCCAGCAGGGCTTGAACCTGCGACATTCAGATTAACAGTCTGACACTCTGGCCAACTGAGTTATGGAAGCAGAATGGGAGGGGATGGCCAATCCTGGAGATAGCTGCAGTTCTATCTCCCTCCCAAGCCGTTTTTAACGAGGTGGCGCACCCTCGAGGCCTGTTTTCCGAAGATGAGAGAGCCTACCCCCCGTCTGACCTACCGGAATCGAACCGGTGACCCAAGGATGACTTTAACAACTACAGTCCTTAGAGCGGCCTATGATTGGCCTTTGCTCTACCAATTGAGCTAAAGTCAGAGGGAGCCTTTTAGGGACTTGCTCAGGTCCATGTTCCAGGTGAGGCTTGAACTCACGACTTCTACTTCATAAGAGTAGCAATCTACCAACTGATTTACAGGAACTATACGTGTGGGTCACGAGCCCTGCGGACTCGGTTCTATTACATATTGAACACCTTCTTCGCACCTATTATTCTTGTCCTGCATCCCGGGCACGTCTCCTTGTCTCGCGTGCGTATCCAGCACGTGTCGCAGATGACGTGCCCACACGGGTCGATGAAGAGGTCAATCAGTCTGTCCTGGCAAATGAAACACGTAAATTTGGCGTACCTTTCAGCCTCCGTCTCCTTCAGAATCTTTCTCATCGCCTCGAGCTTACCCAAACCCTCCCCACATTGTTGTTCCAAGGCAAGGGTGCCTTCGTCGGACTCGTTCTTGTTTAGAAGACTCTCGAGGCTGGCCTTTAAGCCGGGAGATTTCACATTATCTATCATCATACTGAGAACACTGGTCTCTTCCTTCTTCTCGTTGAGTTCAGCAAGTGCCTTCTGGGTCTCGATTCTCTCCTTGATATACTTGGACTTGAACCTTCCGAGCTCGAGCTCAAACTCCAGCCACTCTGCGTCAGGTTCCCACGGGACGGCAGGCACAGGATCAGGCGGGGGCCTGAGTATCTGGTCGAGCAGAGACATCCCGTCAATGTATGCGAAATTCATACTAGTCTAGGGACCGATAAAAGTAACCCGGCTCTCACGCGCCCCAAAAAAATGTTCCCAAATATAAATGGCTGACGCTGTCCTGCTCCTGATCATGGCGATGAGCCTACTCCTCTTTGGACTTCAGGAGTTTCTCGACCCAGCCAAGCGGACTGTGTGGTCCCTGAACTTTCGGGCCGCCACCATGATGCTCATCGGTTTGTACCTGTTTTACCTGTATTACGAGATGGGCGCTTCGGCCCCTCCTATGAACGCCGGCTACGCCCCCATGCCTTGAAGCCGCAGCACCCAGGCTGCTCCTTCGTTATGAATTTTAAAACTGAATTTGTCAGGCCGGCATCCAGTACCGCCTGGACCTGAGGGTCATCCTTGGCCATGAGTTTGAGGACCTCTTCAATATCATCGACGTTTAGCTTCCAGTTATTGGCTACGTGGTCGATCATATCGAATATCGTTTCAAAATTGAGAGCCTTGATCATCGCCACATATCTCTGGGTATTCACGGACCTCGCCGCGTCCAGCAAGGTGGCTATATCAGTCTCCGGTCCAAGCAGGGTTCTCAGGGCAGCCATCAGTTCCCCGCCCCTGAGGTCGTGGTTATCGATAAGGGCCTCCATATAATTTTGCTAAGTAATAATATATGGCAAACCTTAACACACCTTTCCTGTTCATTCTGGTGCTGATGCTGGCTCTGCTTTCCATCACGAATGGTCTGGACTCTCGCAAGAACCCTCCGCTGTACAAGGGCCAGGGCTTTTTTGCCATCATATACGCGATGGGCGCACTCGCGCTCCTCTTTTACAAGATGCGCGGACCCGCTCCTTAAACACTTATTGGGTCACATCGAGTCGCTGAAAAGTACAGGTTTACTGTCGTAGCCAGAGCTTTTCACCAATTTGAGCCCCACGGGCAACTGGACCCTGAGAAGAATACCATGGAACGTTAAGTCACAGGATACGGGAAAGTATCTTGTGGCCGAAAGGCCTGGAGCTTTTGCTCCATATTTTTGGTTTTCTAGTTGGAGAATGCGAGGCCGCCCATACCAGACTGGATGCGCAGGATGTTGTAGTTCACCGCGAACATCTTCTGCAGGTTGCTGGGGATCACCTGCTTCATATTGATAGCCACCTGGGCGTTATCAATGCGAGAGAAGTTGCACGTGCCGGTCGGCTGGTGCTCCTCGGGCTGCAGCGCGAAGGAATACACGTAGATGCCCGGGTAAGGCGTGCCGGTGTGGTACACGTACGGCTGGTACTGGTTGAAGTACTTGCCGAGCTGCTCCTTGAAACGGTCCTGGCCGTTGAGGATCACCTTGAAGTCCTTCAGGGGTCCCACCTCCACGCCCGTGCCAGCGGTGGTATTCTGCGAGCCCTCCTCGACCCAGAAGACGTTGGAGACAACAGCCTGGCCAGCGAAGGCGCCAGTGTTGGCGAACAGCTGGGGAGCGCCGATGATGTGGGGGAGGCACGTGCCAATCACGGCGGGAGAGGTGTTGCAGGTCACGTTCACGTTGGCCGTGTTGGAGGTGAAGTTCCACATGGCGTTCAGATTGGTGGTCTGGGTAGAGTTTCCGTTCTGGTAGCACCAGATCAGCTCCTTCACGGGGTGGTTGAAGGACAGGCGCACGGTGGAGGCCGTGGAAGTGATGGAGTCACCGCCGGTGTGCTGCACCTGCTCGATCAGGTACTCGTGGCCCTTCTGGGCGAAGCGGCGGCGCTCCTCCGTGTCGAGGTACACGTAGTTGGCCCACACCTCGAAGGTCGGGTTACTACCGAAGTAGCTCTGGATGTAGGAGGTCAGGTCGAAATCAAGGCGAACCTCGTGGTACTGCAGGGCAATCAGGGGCAGGTACAGGCCCGGGTTGCGGTTGAAGAAGAAAAGCAGGGGCAGGTACACGTAGGTCCTGTTGCCACTGCCACCCTCACCGGTGGGCTGGGGGCTGGACGTCAGCTTACCATAGTTGATCTTGTCAGACTCACCCAGGAACACCTCAGCGTACAGACGGAACCAGGTCTGGTAGTGCTTGTCGATGCGCTGACCACCGATGGTCAGCTCCACAGCCGCCACGGCGCGCTCAGCCACCCAGCACATATCGAACGACGAGGCAGCGCCAGTGGAAGTCAGAACCTGGGCACCGGCGTTGGTCAGCAGGGCCACGTACATGTTGCCGACCAGATCACCGTTGCGAGCAATGGTCACGGACACACGGCCAGAGTTGGTCGCGGTACCGTTCACCGTCTGCTGAATATTCTCCATCGCAAAGTTGGTGTGGCGCTTGTACACCGCCTGGAAAAAGGTCACCTTGGGCTGACCCGTCAGATACACATCCTGAGCGCCATAAGCAACGAGCTGCATAAGTCCTCCGGCCATTTTGTACTATACTCCAAGAAAATAATTTAGTTCGAGAACGCGAGACCGCCCAGACCAGATGCTATCCTGAGGATATTGTAGTTCACCGCGAACATCTTCTGGAGGAGGTTACCGGGCATACCCGTCTTGAGGCTAGCGGCAATTTGGGCAATGTCGATACGACTAAAGTTGCATGCGCCGCTCGGTTGATGCTCCTCAGGCTTGAGGGCAAATGAATAAACATAAATTCCCGGACTGGGGTTTCCTGCGTGGTAACGGTAGGTCTGGTACTGGTTGAAGTACTTGCCGGACTGCTCCACCGCACGCTCAGTACCGTTGAGGAGGAACTTGGCCTTGTGGAGCGGACCGACCTCGTAGCCAAAGGCGGTGTTCGACACACCCGTGTTGGCGAGACCCGACTCGATCCAGAAGACGTTGCCCGTGATGACGTTCGACTGGACGGCGATGGAGG